CTTTTCCAATTAGTTACCGCCTTCGTTATACCATTCCAAGAAGTAGGGGTAATTGGTTTGTTAATAATGTTCCAAATCGTGTGAATTGCACTATTTATTCCTTTTAATATTGCAAATCTTCCCACTGCGTTCATAATTGAATCACTTATTTTTCTACTAAATGTTCCGAGTCTAGATAGAGTTGCAAATCTTGAAGCACCGTTCATTATTGAATCAGAAAGATTTTTCATATGCGTAACTAATTTTGTTAAGACAACAAATCTAGAAACACTATTCATTATGGAATCAGATAAACTTCTCATATAATTTGCTAGTCTATTTAAGGTTACAAACCTACCTACGGAATTAGATATTGAGTCAGATAAACTTCTAAAATAATTCTCCATTCTTGAAAGAGTAGTGAACCTAGAAGCTCTATTCATTATATTATCAGTTAAATTTCTTATATATCCCAAAAACCTACCAAGAGTTACAAATCTACTTGCATTATTCATCATAGAAACTATAAGTGTTCTAGCCATAGTAGCCAATCTATTTAGTGTAGTAAATCTACTTGCACTATTCATTATTGAGTCAGAAAGTGCTCTTGATGCTCCTTTAGTGAGTGTTGCTAATCTTCCTGCTCCATTCATCATAGAAACGGTAGGTTTACGAGACATAGTGGCTAGTCTAGTTAGTATAGCTAATCTTCCAGAATTATTCATCATGGAAACGGTTACAGTTCTTAGAGAGTTAAGTATTCTTGTAAGTCCCACAGTTCTACTTGCTCCATAAGATATTGAGTCAGAAAGTGAACGAGTATAATTATTTACATTAGTTACAAGTGTTAAGTTTCCACTAACTATAAATTTAGCAATACTCTGTCCTGCAACTGTTGAAGTATCTAAAGTATTTCCTGCACCTGTAATTGTTGGTGTTCCAAAATCGGATGTTGTCCAACGAATAATTACGATACCATTTGCTCCATTTGAACCATTCGTTCCAAATCCATTTCCTCCTATTCCTCCTTGACCAATAGCACCAGCTCCCGAAGTTCCATTTCCTCCATTACCACCTCCAGCACCGCCTCCTGCATAAGTTACTGCTGAACCTGTAATTGAATTTGATGTTCCTGCTCCACCATTACCTCCCACAGAAGTTCCGGGAGTTGTTCCACTTGCAGAAGCACCTCCTCCTCCTCCCCCACTAACATTAGCTCCTCCCTCTGCTCCACCATTTCCACCTTGTGAACCTGTTCCAAATCCAAAACCATGCCCCGCACCTCCTCCACATCCTCCATTTTGTCCAGCACTTCCTCCACCTCCACCTCCCCCCCCTCCACCTGTAGCGGTAATTGTAGAAAAGACACTATTATTTCCATTAGAACCACCATAAGTATTTATACCACCACCTGTTCCAACTACTACAGAATAAACTTGCGGGGTTAGAGTGAAAGAAGCATTATATTGGTATCCTCCAGCTCCTCCACCTCCTGAACCTCCTCCACCATTGGAAGAACCTCCTGCTCCACCACCACCTATTGCTAATACTTGTCCTGTTGCCATAAATTACTTATTTCCTTAATAAATTTAATTTCCTAGTCCTGCCCTCCTGTAAAGGGCAGAGTAGACAATTAAAGGTTTTTAAATTGATTACCAAACTCTTTCTTTTCTATTCTTTTTATTTGGTTACAATTTGAACATAGAATTTGATATTCGGAATCATATTTACCAGAAAGTATTTTCTTATAAATTAGATACCAACTTATCTTTTTTCTTTCTATGTTTCCTCCTCCATTAACGTGGTCTATTTGGAGTGCTCTAAGGTCTGTGAAACCACATTTAACACATTTATTTCCTAAATATGCCATAACTGCAAGTCTTAATTTTTTACTATTAAAACTGGCATTTTTATGATTACACTTTTTACACCACGGGGTAAGTCCATTTTTCCCAAGTTTATTTTTGTAGAAATTTTCTTCCCCTAATGATTTTTTACACTTAGAACAAGTTTTCATAATCAGAGATTTACAGTCCATGTAATCGCTAGAGTATCTGAAACTGCCATAATAGCATTTGAAGATAGGTTTGCTTCAACGAATAGATTTCCGGTTGATATTGCATCAAATAAACCTGCTCCGTAAATAGTTACTGCACCTCCAGATGAGTTAGTGAAGGTTTTTGTAACTGTATATGAACAAGCTCCATCGAGAACTGATGGGGTAACATATCCTCCTTGAACTCCTAAAGCTCTAGTCAAACCAGTAGCAACACATTCATGAGAAAGTGTAGTATCACCGTTTGCTGGAGTTAGTGCTCCTGTGTCTTGAAGTGCAATATACTTTGGAGGTAATGGAGAAGTAATTGAGTTTTGGGATGCACCTGTAATGAGAGAAGCGATTAAGTCTCCTCCTTTTGCTACACGTGAGTTATAAGCAAAACCAATGAACTTCGTCTTACCTGTAAGAGCAGAGGTGTGGTATGCACCAACACGATTGAATCCTTTTAGTTTCAAGTAGTAACCTATTTTTGCACCAATCTTGGTGTGGAGAAAACTTTTTAGGGCGTTCCCATATTTACTAAATTGAAATGGTATTTTTTTATTCATTTTTAATTTAATTAATTATTAATAGGTGTAGTAAACACCTTTCTAGATACTATTTCTAATATCTAGTGAGGTAATTAATACCCCTTTGCTTTTTGAACTGATTTTTGAACCTGTGCGTAAGTTGGCAATCTACTTTTCATAGTTTTAACTGCTGACTTAACTTTAGACATTGGTTTAGATGGTTTAGCTGGATTATCCCCATACTTTTTATTGTATGCTGGATTATTATAAGCCTTACTATCCATACCCGGCATTGAAGAAGCCTTGCTTTTTAATGGCATAGGTGCTATTTTACTCAATCCTTTAGCAAGTTTAGTTTGTTGTTGTTGTTGTCCTGTCATTTTAATATCCGTATAGTTGCTTTCGCAAATCTAATAAGTGTTGTTGAAATGAAGATTTGCAGAATAAGAATTCTCGTTGTGGTAATAGTCCGTAGTCTTTGGTAAATCCTTTCTTATTTGCGTTTTCATTTGGGTCTGCTAGGAACAATGCTTCTTTTTGAAAATCATTCTTCATTCTAACAGAAATATTTTTATCAGTTAATTTCTTAACTGTTTCCCAATATTCTTCTTGGATTCTTAAAAGGTCTTCTGCAATACTCTTTGGAACTTTTATGTGTCCAATGAATATCTTTCCGTTTACACGAATACCTCCTTTTCCAACCATTTCTGGGTCAATAAAGATATTCTCTAGTTCTTCCTCTACAACTTTCTTTGTTATTTCTGGAGCTACAGAAGCAGGAACTTTAGTGTCTACTTTTACTGGTTTTGGTGTTGAAGTTTTAGGCATATTAGTTTTTGGTTAGTTTGTCTGATAATTTTTCTGCCTTTTTAAGAGTGTCTGTAGCATCTTTCTTTGCATCCATTTCATCTTTCAAAGCCTTATCTCTTTTCTTAATTTCTACTGTTCGTCTTTCTGATAGATTTGCTGAAACTTCCATTTCACTAATCTCTCTTTCACTACAAGCTAGAAATGCTTTAGCGATTGCAGTATCAATCTGTTTAATTCCAGAATTAATTTCATCTGGAGTTAATTCAGTTTTATCAGAATGAATTACAGCACTAAAACTAAACTGTTCTGAACCAAAATTTCTTAATGTGCTAAACTTGAACTCATTTTTGTCTGTCATAATTTTATACTTTTACTGCCTATTGTTATAGTCAGTGTTATTATTAATTTTTTCTTCTGGGCTCTATTGGTGGGACATTTAATCCCACCGTAGAACCTAGAAGATATTTAATTTTCCCTAAAGTTAGGCAGTTGCCCCACTTAGAGTAGCTGAAACTTCTAGACGAACCAATCGGTTGTTGTCAAGAATAGCTGATGTTCCTTCCCACTTCCATCCAACGGTTGAACGTTGTTCTAATGGGTCAGATGTGTCTTGAACTCCACCTGTGTGGATGTAAGTCTTTAGACCTCCAGAGAATTCTGAAACTGCGTATGCTCCCTTACCATATGCCAAACATCCGTAGATAGCTTGTGCTGATGCACCTGCTCCTGCGTAAACTGGAGACATAGTTGTGGAAATAATACGAACACCTTGCCAGTAACCAAGTTCACCTGTGAATAAATCACCTCTCTTTGGGTTAGAAGGAGTAGGAGATGAGTAGTTAACTGCTGAAATGAATGAATTGTCGTTTCTCCAATCCATAGCTACGTCTGGGTGGATAACCAATGCGTAAGCATCAGAAATCATACCGGACATAGATGAGAACTTTTCTACGTTGTTTCTTTCTAGGAAACGAACTGCTCTAGTAACTAGAGTAGCTGTAAGTTTCATAGCGGTTGTAACGGTTACTCTTGAAGCAACTGTTCCATCTCCGTAAACTACGTTTGTTCCAGAACCTACTACGTTCATGATTGTGGTATCAATAGTTTCTGAAGATTGAATACCAAGAACATCGGAAGCATCCTTAATAGCTGAACGGTCATAAAGGAATTCTGCTACGTCTGTAATAACAGTAAAGTCTCCGTATTGAGAAAGAACTGCGTTAACTTGATTCATTGTCAAGTTTTGTCCTGCTGGAGTGATACCTTCATTTAAAGGTGTCAAGGCAAGAGATAAACGGTTGAAACCTCTGAATATTACGGTTTTACTATTTGAACCTTTTGTAACAGGGTGAACTTTTGCGGTTTTATACCACATAAGTTTTTGTTTCAAAATGTCAATAAGTTCTTTCGTAACAATCTTTTGTCCAACGTCTATTGCTGAAAATAATGTCATGTTGTTAATTTGTTGTTAATTGAATAATACTTCGTTAGGTTTATTTACCTTCTTGTCCGAAGTTGTTTGTGAATACAGTTGTAACGTTGGTTGCATCTAGAGCTGTTGTTCCGGGAACAAATGCTACTGCACCTTCGTTTTTAATGTATAAGTAACCTACTTCAACTGATGTTGCAAGAGGAGTGTGGGCGATGTCTGATTCTTGTGATTGTCTGTGTTTTGGGAATGGAGCACCTGCTAACCAATAAAGGCTAACTGTTCCTGCTTCTGTTTCAACTGAATTAGCACATAGGGTAAAAATTTGGCATGAATTTGTAGAAGCTGGTTGTGAACCATTATCAAATGCTAGACTTGAAACTACTGTAAGTGGAGAACCACCATAAGTAAGTTGGTTACCAGTAACTACTGGCAAAGAACCTGCACCTACGTTACCAACGATAGGTTGCATTAATCCTGCTAGTGCAAGAGATGGGGCATCTTGTGCTGTAACATACATACTTCGAGTATTTACTTTGAAGAAAGCGGTTGTTGCAATCTTTGCGAGTGCAGAACCTCCAGCTTTGATAGCAAATCCGGGAGTTGTAGTCATATTATTTGATGCGGTTGTGTCTGTCATAATACTTTTTTAATTTAGTGAATAATTTAATCCTTAGTTTTATCTAGAGCATCATATAGCCCTTCTAAATCTAATCCGTCAAGGTCTGGTTTACCAGCTCTATTGGGAGCTGATTCCTTAGTCTCAACTTTCTTAATTCTATTCAAGGTAAGGTCTGTAACAGTTTTATTAATCAATGCTCCTAAATCTTGGTTTGGGTTTCGTAAGAAAGTCTTTTTAAGTTCTTCCTTACAATCTTTCATTCCATCAATTTTTTCGTATTGATTAAAGATTGTTTCAAATTTCGCTTTGTTATTAGCTTCCTCTACGGGTGCTAGTGTTGTAGAAGTTTCCTTCCTTAGAACCTTTGCAAAAGTTTCCAATAACTTACGAGAATCCTTATCTTCAACTGCATTAAGAAATTCGTCAACGTTTTCGAATTCGTGGGGTTTGTTTTCGGGGGATATTTCCTTTTCCTCCTTAACTTCGGGAACTTCCTCTATTTCTTTTTTGGAAATTTCCTTTACTTGCTCCGCTAAATCTCTAATACGCTTCTGTGCTCTAGGACTAAGTTTTGAAATTTCTTCCTCACTTAGTTCTGGCTCATCTTTGGTTTCTTTTTCAGATATTCCTTCATCTGTAGGTTTTTGGTCGGACGCTACCGAAGTTTCCTCTGCTTCTGACTTTTCGAGTTCTTTGTTAAGTTCCTCATACAAGTCTACGTCATTATTTTCTGTCATAGTTTTTGTGTTTGAGCCTATTGTTATAGTCTCGTTAATTAATAAACTATTCTATTCCGTTTTTATTACCTTATTGCGGAATTATATTTTCAATCTCATCATCCAATATCTTAGATAGAGACTTTGTGTCTGCTACCTTTAATAAGGACAAGAGTGTTAAAATCTGTAAATCATCCTTCACTAATGCGTTAATTCGTTCGTGAAGTTCCTCTCTAATCTTTTCTTCTAGAATCTTCCATCCCGGAGTTCGTTTCATATTTTCAATTTCAGAGATATTTCTATCAGATAAAACCAAACTATCTATGAAAGCTCTTGACTCTGGGTCAAATGATTCCTTTTCATGAATTAATTTTTCTAATCCTTGCTTTGTCATATTATAACATACTTTATAAATTGGTAAAGACTATTTAAAACCTGTTCCTTGTCCTATTCTTTTTGGAACTTCTACTTGTGCTGTTTTTTGTGTATCTGAATTAAGTGGTGAAGCATCCGTCATTGGTTTTGATGTTGGGTTTGCTCCTTCTGCTCCGGGAACTACTGGTAATTCTTTAGTTGGTTGTTTTTCTTCTGTGAACCAGTCTTCTATTTCTTGTGGAGGAATATCGAATGATTTAGCAACACTTCTTCTCATAGCAAGTTGTCCGGGAATCTTAGGGTCATCTTTAAATAAAGTGTAAAGTTCAATTTTAGCCTTTTGTTTTATAGCTTTATTATTTGCTGAATCTTCTGATGCTGTTGTGTGTGCAACTAATGTAACATCCTTAAAGTTTTCTTTTGTTACTCCTTCAAGAGTTAAATCCTTATATCCAAAAATCTTAACTTGTCTAGGTTTAGTTAGCTTCGTTGAAGTAATATCTGCCATAAGTTGACATAGTTCTTCAAAGGCTAGTGTTGCCTTTCTTTTCATTATTACGGTTTTTTGTTCTAGATTAGCGTTAAGTTGTGCTTGTTGGGTAACACTTAGTTTACCTTTTTGTCCTACTGGCATTGAAGGAGACATTCCAGATGCAGAATCAGCGTAACCCTTTACGTTACTTGCCAATCCTAATCCTTGTGTTATTTCTGGAATTGGTTTTACCCATACTTTATCACCTATCTTTTCATCTTTAGAAACTTGAACGGGAGTTACTCCGTTCGGTCTTGGAACGATTGATGATTGTTTTAGTCCAGAGTTTGAAGCTACGAATATTTCTCCAAAGTTTCTATACGTATTGTTGTCTATTCCTTGATTTGTTAAAACGTTTATTGCAAGGTTTGGGTCTCGGTAAATGTCTGCGATTGATGGAGCTAACATAGCAATACCTCTAGAGAATATACCCCACCAAATAAATGGAGGTCTTTTTAATCCGAATTGTTTAGCTGGTTTAGCTGAAAGTAAATATAGGTCATTAGCTACCATAA